AAACCCATGTGAAACCGAGGCTTCTTGGTCAACAACTTTGGGATCATGTGAGTCCACGAGTCGGGTAGCTTACCCATCGTGTCGTAGCAGTGCTCGGCGACGCGACCGATCGACCAGCCCGCGGGCCAGCCGCCGTTCGACTCAACCTGCGCGTACAGGTCGAGCGCACGACGGATCGGCAGGCCGTTGTGATTCATGTGACCGTCGAACGTCGTCTCGTCACCACGCGCGCGGTTGGACCACCACGTGGCTGGTCGGCGGTACGGCTGGCGCTCCCAGGTCAGCGGGTGACCACGTAGGTCCGACCAGACGTCGCGTAGCAGCGGGTAGCGCGTCACGTTGGGGTACTCGACGCCGAACGGTACCTGCGACAGCACCATGAAGTAACGCGGTCGTCGCGCCGCACCGCCGAGCTCGAGTGCGTCCTGCATGACGTGGTACTGGTCGTAGCGTAGGCCGGTCCGTTCCTCGAGCTTGAACCGTAGCGTCTGCATCAACGAGCGACCGATCGTGAACGCCTGACGGACCGACTCCATCACCAGTACGGTCGGTCGGACGTACGACGCGTAAGCGATCAACGCCCACATGCAACCGTTGATCTTTGAGTTTACGCCGCGATGCCTGTTATCCGTCATAGGACTAAATCCGCTGCACGGCGGATTAGACATAATGACTTCGACGTGCGGTCGTTCCCACTCGCTCGGGTCGCACGCCTGCCACCGCCACTTATCACCGAGTAGGTGACGGTTGACGTCGCAGTTTGGGATACCGAATCCGCCTTGCTGCTCGACCTTGTGAACGAGTTCGAGACCGGCCTGCACCGCACCAAGGTCAAGACCGCCGGCGAACGACTGGCACGCGATGAACCGGTACATCGTTAGAACCAGCCGGTCACGCGCTCGAGTTGGTCGACCGCGACGATCTCCGTTCGACCGCCGGGAAACTCGACGGTGACACGCTCCTCAAACAGTCCGTACTCGGTCCGCGTTACGCGTCCCTCGGTACCACGTGGTACGGCGCCTCCGGTCCAGCCGCCGACGCTAGTCGTGGTCCGGACGCGGTCGCCGTCGTTGAACTTTGACACGATTACTCCTAACCGCAGAGCGCGCAGATCCGCGACACCGGGTCGTGCTTCACCTCGTTGAGATCGCGCTTACAACGCAAACACTTGTTCGAAACGCCATCGTAGCCGCTCCGTTGTCGCGTCCGGTTGACGTCCTGCTTGGCGCGGTAGCGACGCTCCCACTCATCGTCGGTGACGCCGAGCGCGCACGCTAGGTTCGCCAGAAAGTGCGCGACGTCGACCAGCTCACCGACCGCCTGGTCGCGGTTGACCCAGCCGCGATCGGAGGTCCAGTTCTTCCAGCCGACCTCGTTCATAAACTCGGTCAGTTCGGTGATCAACGACGTGTGATTCATGACGACGAAGTCCGCCAACTGCTCGGGATCGGTGATCGGCAGCACGCGACCGAACGCGTCACGTTGCAACGCGTACGTCGATCCTAGCCAGTTCCAGTTAGACACTAGTGATGCCGAGCCTCTCCTCGATCGTGCGTTCCAGCAACCTCGCGTTCCAGCGTCGTGACAGCAGGTCCAGCTGCTGCCCGGTCAGCCACGTCCACCAGGTCTGGTCGGTCGACGCGATCCGCGCGCGCTGCCAGAACTCCTGCGAGGTCTCGACGCGCAGCCAGTACGCCAGCAGTAGGTCCTCGTCGGTCCAGTCGTCGCGGGCCGAGTAGAACGCGACGTTCTTAGTCTCACCGACGCGGTGCGTCCCGGCGACCGGTCGGCGACTGGGTAGCGTCCAGCCCTGGTCGTCGACCTGCTCGACCATAAAGCAGACCGACCGCGCCGCCCAGGCCTGGTACTGCTTTGCGACCGACCAGCCGGACTCGACGATCGGTAGCGACAGCGTCACGCGGAACCGGTTGAGCAGCTCGTAGAACTCGTCCGGCGTCGTGTCGCGTACCGTCCCGTCCGGTACGTCGGCGAGGCTCTCCTTGTCCCACTTACCGTAGACCTCGGCGTCCGGGAACGCGGTCAGTAGGTACTCGTTGACGAGCTGCGATCGTCGTCGTCCCTCGCCGAGCACGGACGCCTTCGTACTGGTCGTCGCGACGCCGACCGAGACGCGCTCGGCGTACGGGCGCCAGCGGACCTCGGGCCAGTGGTCCGGCAGGATCATCAGCTCGAGGTCGCAGTGCCGATAACGGTGCCGCGCGTTCCACAGTTCGCCTTCGCGTTCCAGTCGAACGTCGTGCCGTCGTACGCCCGGTAGAAACTCGTACGGCGTCCGTGGGTCCATGAACCGCTCGTGTCGTTGTCGTCGCTCGAACGTGTACTGCGCGAGCACGTCGTCGGTACCGCTGGGCCACTTGACGTCGCGTGCCTTGATGAAGTTCCGTGGGTCCGGTACCAACCAGACCACCGGTGCTCGGCCGAGCGTCCGGTCGCCGAGCGCGTTCAGTCCTCGGATCAGGTAGCGGCAGTAGGTCTGCATGGAGTCGTAGACCTTGTTGGCGTCTAAGTTCGGGTCGGACCACGTGCGCTGCCAGGTGTTGCCGGTCTGCGGGATCCGCAGCTGCGTCGGCGCGTGCTGGCCGACGTGTAGCACGATCCCGTCGAGGTCGCTGATCAGCTCGACCAGGTCGTCCTCGAGGCCGCTGACCTCACTGCACCACCAGGCGGGCTTGGCCGTCCAGTACGGTGCGAACGGCGTGCGGTAGTAGCCCGGCTGATCGGGTGGACGCGGCGGCGTCGCGGCCGCGCGCTCGCGGGCGTTCAACCAGGCGTTCTCGACGTTGGGTTCGAGAAACTCACCGGCGTCGTTGTGACCCACGACGACCCACTTGACGTCGGGGTTGCGGTCCGCCAGTCGGTGCAGTAGTTGGGGCTTCTCCGCGTCCCCGGCGAAGCCCCAGCGACTGCCGTCGAACTTCATGGTGCGGCCGACGCACGCGTAGCCGATCCTCACTGGACCTCCTTGAGCACACCGGCCTGGCGCAGTCTCTCGACGACGTGCATCGAGTGCAGACGACCGAGTTCGGACGGTCGCTGCCCCCAGCCGCAGTCGCAGCCGCTGATGCTGTCTCGATGGTGTTCACGTATGATGCGCGCGGTCAGCTCGTCGATCGGGTTGACGTCGGTCACGTTACCTGTCCCAACCAGCGGGCGCCGCGCGCCACGAGTATCTCGTCCATCGGCGCGGCATGGAGCGGCGCCGAGTTAAGTAGGCAGAGCGCACCCAGCTGCTCAAGCTGCCGCGCGTCGAGCTGAAGACTGCTCGTGGCGAAGTCACGGATCACGTCCGCCTCGACCGGACCGTACCGCCAGTGCTCGAAGTTACCGCGTGAGGCGTTCTCCCAGTTAAACACGGTACCGCCGAGCAGCTTGGCGAGGTCGTACCGCAGGTCACCGACGTGGAGGTCACCGGCGAAGTCCTCACGCCAGTCCAGCGCGACGAGGTGGTCCTCACGCGTCGGAAACAGCACGTTGGCGTACGTCATGTCACCGTGAAACGTACCGGGTACGGCGCCCTCGACCAGGGCGTGCCAGTCGACGCGCGTCACCGCGTCCAGCGCGACGTCCTGCAGTTCCTGCGGTAGCGCCATGACGCGCCGGAACGTCTTATCGCGGTAGAACCGCATGACCGTGTCGGACCAGTTCGCCGGTCGCTGGACGTCGACGCGTCGATCCCAGAAGTACGTCGACCACCAGCGGATGATCGGCAACGTCACGTTAGCTGGACCGTAGCGTTCGAACACCTGGTACCCGTTGAGACCAAGGACGTACTTGTAGGCGAGAAAGTTCGGCGTCGACGGTTCGACGAACCGTGGGACGACGCCGTCGGCGAACTGCTTAGCGCGTTCGACGCGTCGAGTCAACTTATCTGGGTTCGCGTGAAACTTGACCACGCGTTGCGTGTCGGGTAGTACGTACGTGGCCTGGCCGGGCTTGACCGGGTCGTACGACCCGAACGTCGCCAGCGCCGTGCGGTACGCGCGCTCGTCGCCGACGTCCAGCCAGCGAACACGTCGCAGCTCTAGCGGGCGACCGGCGGCGAGCAGCGCGTCGAGTCCGCCGGAGAACTGGAGCTCACCGCCGAGTCGGTCAGCGTGCGCCAGTCCGGTCCAGAACAGCTCGAGGTCGTCGGCGATGACGTAGCCGCAGGCCACCGACGCCAGCGAACGAGGCGCGACGTTCGGCGTCTTGTCGTCGATCCGTGCGACGAACCTACCGTCGTCGGTCGGTACGGCGCGGCACCAGCGTGCGGCGGGCGTACCGGCCGGGATCGGCGCGACGCCTAACCACGAGTTTTCCGACTCCCAGAGCGCGTCGTCCGGTTCCCAGAGCGTGTCGCACGCCGTCCAGACCACGTCGTCCTCCTGCGGGACGACGTCGGCGGCGGCGAGCAACGACTGACCAGGTCCGGCGCCCCAGCCGTCGTCGTGAACGAACGTCACGTCGAGGTCCGGGTGCGCCAGCGTGATGTAGTCGCGTACCTGGTCGGCGCGGTAGCCGGTCACGACGACGAACCGCGCACCCAGCGGCGCTAGGTCGAACTGTCGCGACAGCACGGCGCGTCCCGCAATGGGAATAAGCGCCTTGTGGAGTTCATCGCCGACCCGGCCGAGGCGACTGCCTCGACCGGCGGCGACGACCACGAACGTGGTCACCTACGTGCTCCTCAGAACGGCAGGTCCTGGACGCCCGGCGCGGTCGGCGGCGTCGGTGCCGTCTGCGACACGGCGTCAGACGTAGCCACCGCGGGTGCGGACGCTGTCGACGACGCGGTAGCATCCACGGGACCAGAGCCCCCCGCCGCCGTAGGCGTCGCGGTAGGGACCGGCGGCGCGGGCGGAGTTGGGATCGGCGGGACGCTGGTCGCGACGGCAGGCGCTGGTACCGGAGCCGGAGCCGGAGCCGGAGCCGGAGTCGCGACCGGCGTCGGCGCGGGCGGCGGTACCGGCGCGGCGGTCGGAGGCGTCGGCGGGGCGATCAGGCCACCGACGGCCGGACCGGTCGGTGCCGGTCCCGGTGCGCCGGTGTACGGCTTGACCGCCTTGACCTCGTTACGCGTCTCACCCTGCCAGTCGCGGTGACCGAGCGTCAGCCGCGCGCGGCGACCGATCAGCGCGTTCGCGACCGGCTCGAGCGAACCCTGCGAACCGAGCGCCATGAACCAGTCCTCGGTAAGGCCGAACGCCTTCATGTGACGAAAGAAGATGCTCAGCGCGACGGGGTTGTCCTGCGACATGACGAACTGGTTGAGCACCGAGCGCCGCTCGTACGGACCGGCGACGACCTTCATGGTCACCTTGATCATCGGCTTACCGTTGGACGACGTCGTCGCCTCGGACTTGGCGACCTCGACGTCGTAGTCGCCGATCGGCAGTGCCTCCATCGAGGCACCCTTGGCCTCCTTGAGCGCACGTGCAAAGTCGATCGTAGTCATAAGAGCTTAGATACCTTCCGGGTCGGTAGCGGTCGTGGCGACGGTCGCCACGTTCGGCTCGTGCGGTGACAAACCGTTGGGAGAACCGACGCTAGCAGCGGGGGGCGTGAGACCGAACACGGTACACATCCACCGCGTCACGTCGTCGCCGGACGTGCCGACCGGCGGCTTCTCGATCGTGAGGTACTGACCGAGTCGTCCCTGGACACGCTCACCGGCCTCGTACTCCGGGTGCGGCGAGATCCACAGACGACGCACCTCACGGGTCGGCTGACCGTTGGCGTCACGCTCCCAGTCGGCGTACATGTAGCCGCAGATGTCCACCCAGTACGGCAGTGCCGTGGTGATCTGTCCCTGCATGTACGGTACCCACTTGTTGTCCGAGTTGCGCTGACGCGTCTCGGCGATGAACAGCACGCAGCGGATGTTCAACTGCGGCATCAGCGTCAGGTCGCGGAAGCCTCGGATCTTATCGTCCATCTTGGACAGCAGGACTCCCCAGTCCGCGATCTTCATCGCGTCGGTTCCGGCCAGCTTGCGCTTGAGACGCCGTTGGAGTTCGGTGATCGAGTCGATCACCACGGTGACGAACGGCGTCTGGTACTGCGTGATCCACTGGTAGACCTGGTCGATGGTCTCCCAGTTCTGGATCGACACGACGCACGCGTCCCAGCTGCCGTCGTACTCCGGCGGGCCGGACGCCTGCGGATCCCACTGTACCTGCCGGACCGGAATGAACCGCCAGCTGCCCTCGGCGTCGAGGACGAGGATCGGCTTCGGTGCGGTGCCGGACAGCGTCGACTTACCGAGCTTCGAGCCCGCGTGGATAAGCATGGACAGTCGCTGGTTGACGTCGAACGTCGGCTGGGTCACTCGGGCTCCCGGTCAATGGTGTGAAACTGGTAGCGCCGGTCGCGACCGGCGAGCTGATCGTACGAGACGACGACGTCCTTGCCGTCGGCGCCGGCCCGCATGACGAAGTCGACCATCTGCCGCTGCGTGCCGACCTTCCAGAACCGCACCGGTGGGTGAGTCTCCGGCGCGTCGAGCCGTTGGACGAT